TCCACTTTTGCCCTGACTCTTCCCTCCCATGCCCCGAAAACCCGCAGTTCCTGGGGCCGTTTCGCACACGGACGACGACCAAAAACGCCAGGCTGAAGCCAACCGAAAGGCTGCCCTGGAGCGGTCCCGCGCCCGCACGCGGGCCGGAAGCGACATCGGCGAGGTGCCGAAGTGCGCCAACCCGGAACGCCGGGCCGCGTGCGAGCACGACCTGGAGCGGTTCCTGATCACCTACTTCCCGTTCTCCACCGGGATGTCGCCATTCTCGGATGACCATCGCCGCGTGATCGCCCGAATCGAAGGCTGCCTGATCGGCGGCGGCCGATTCTGCAACGCCGTCTACCGCGGGTTCGCCAAGTCGACGATCTCGGAGAACGCCCTGCTCTGGGCCACGCTCTACGGCCACCGAAAGTTCGTCGCCATCTTCGCGGCCGAGGCCGGGCTGGCCGACAAGGCGATCACCTCGATCAAGACGGAGTTGTCCGACAACGATCTGCTCTACGAAGACTTCCCCGAGGCCTGCCACGCGGTGCGGGCACTCGAAGGCAAGCCGCAGCGGTGCAACTCCCAGACGTGCGGTGGCAAGCGGACCCACATCCAGTGGAAGCAGGACACGCTCGTGCTGCCGTCCATCGACGGGAGCAAGTCGGCCGGGTCGATCATCGTGTCGAAGGGACTGACGGCGTCGATCCTCGGCCTCCGCCACAAGGCCCCGGACGGCCGGCAGCTGCGGCCCGACTTCACGATCGTGGACGACCCGCAGACCCGCGAATCGGCGAAGTCGCCGGTGCAGTGCAAGGCCCGGCTCGACATCCTGAAGAAGTCGGTGCTGAAACTCGCGGGCCACCGCACGACCATGGCGTGCGTCGTCAACGCCACCGTGATCGAGGTTGATGACATGGTGGACGAGCTGCTCCGCACGCCGGGCTGGCAGTGTGAGCGGATCCCGATGGTCCGGGCGTGGTCGAAACGGCACGAGGATCTGTGGATGGACCGCTATGCCTCCATCCGGCGGACGTTCTCGCGGGACGTCATCGGCGACCAGGAGCGAGCGAAGGCGGAAGCCAACGAGTTCTACCTGGGCAACCGGGCCGACATGGACGAAGGGTGCGTGGTCTCGTGGGAGTCATGCTTCGACCCGGATTCCGAGCACTCCGCGATCCAGCACGCCTACAACGCGCTCATCGACGACGGCGAGGACGTGTTCGCGAGCGAGTTCCAGCAGCAACCGCTGAAGAACGAAGCGGCCAACGCTGGTCTGAAGCCGGAGGACGTCCGGAACCGCATCATCAACGTCCCGCGCTGGACCGTGCCGCGCGGCCTCGACACGCTCACGGCGTTCGTGGACGTCCAGAAGGAGCTGCTCTACTGGGCCGTCGTGGCCTGGGGCCACCAGTTCCGCGGGCACGTCGTGGCCTTTGGAACGTACCCGGACCAGAGCCGGGCCTACTTTACACTGCGGGATGCCAAGCGGACGCTGTCCCGCGCCCATGGGGCAAACGTCGAAGCGGCGATCCTGGCCGGCCTCGAGGCCCTGGCCGGCGATCTGCTCGAGCGGGAGTTCACCCGCGAGACGGACGATGCCGTCCTCCGCGTGGGCCAGCTGTGCATCGATGCGAATTGGGCACAGTCGCAGGGCGTGGTCAGAGACTTCGCCCGCCGCTCCCGGTGGGGGCCGCGGGTGCTGCCGACCCACGGCCGCTTCGTGGGGGCCAGCGGGCAGACGATCAGCGACAAGGCCCCCGACCGCGGCGAACGGATCGGGGCCAACTGGCGGACGAGCACCATCCAGCGGCAGCGGCACATCCTCTACGACACGAACGCCTGGAAGACGTTCGTGGCCGCCCGCGTCAAACTGCCGGTCGGCGACCCGCAAGGGCTGACGATCCACGCCGGCGAGCACGACATGCTTGCCGAGCAACTGTCGAGCGAGGTGCCGGTCCGCGTGGAAAGCCGGCAGCGAGTGGTGGATGAGTGGCGGCTGATCCCCGGCAGGGATAACCACCTGTGGGACTGCCTGATCGGGGCGGCGGTGGCGGCGAGCTACTCCGGCGTGTCGGCGATCGGTGCCGATGGTGCGCCGGCGGCCCCGGCCCGCGTCATCACCGCGGAGCAGATGGCCGCCAGGCGGGCGGAATTGCTGGCTAAACTCGGCCGATAGCCTCGGTTGACGGCTGCGGGATCCGTGCGAGCCTGCGGGTGGTTCGGTTTCACCCTTGCTGAAAGGACTCCAGCATGAAGTTTCTTACGCTCGTGGCCGCCCTGCTCTGCACCACCGCGATCGCACAGGACGTGATCGTGGCACCACGGCGGTCGATTGTGATCACGGCCCAGGACCACGCCACGATCATCGCGAGCCGCGGCACGCTCGTGCATTCGTCGTGCGGCCAGTACGAGGGGATCGGCTCCGGCTCGACGCCCGATGCCGCTCGGCGGAACTGCTGTTTCTTCGGCAAGCGTGTGATCGTCGAGGAAGGCGTGGCCTACTCGCCGGCTCGCCGGCAGTGGTTCGCCGTGATCCGGTATCGCTGACCATCGCTGAGCACGTCGGTCCCGCTCCCGACAGGCGGGGCGGGGCCGACTCTCACCGCAACCGAGGGCAACATGCCAAGCAAGCCGCAAGACCTGAAGCTCCGAAACGCCGTTGTCGAAGGCGAGAAGGCCGAGTGCCAGCAGTGGAGCGTCGTCGGCGGCGGCGAGTGCGGCCGGTCGGTGTTCCTGCCGGCGATGATGTTCGACGAGCGTGACGCGCGAGACATGCGGCGGCTCGCGGCGTGGCTGGAGAAGGCAGCGGCGTGGGTGGAGGAGCGGGCATGAGAGGCGAGGGATCGAACATGATGCCAGGCCAGGCGATGCGTGAGGCACTCGCCCGCAAGCACGATTGGGAGTCGCATGGCCCGGGCCACTGGGGCTACGGCGTGGCCATTGACCTGCTCGCACTGGAGCGGCGAGTGGCGGCGTTGGAGCGAACGAATCATGACGCCGCGCCGGCGGCGAGAGTCCAGAGCGGCAGCACCAGGAAAGATAACGCTGGGACGCTCCACCGCATGGGCACCGGCAATCAGACTGCTCCACCATGCGTGGAGACAGATCGCGCCTCGTCGCGCAAGTGTGTGCCACCAGCCGCCGCAACGCAGCGCGTCGGCAGCGACGAGGGGTGGCCCCCAGACGCGGGCGCCCCGACAAGGGATCACGCAGCGGGTGGGCGGGGGCACAACACACAGGAGCCGGTGGCTTTTGCCGTCATGTCTGGCGGCCGGTCTTATGACATCTACGACACTCGCGGCGAGGCTGAGGCGATCTGCCGTTGGCTGTGCAAGGAGGAGTCTGGCGACATCTGGCGAGTGGTGCCGCTGGTGCCGTGTGACGCTACACAGCCATCGCACGCTACCCATGGCGAGTGCAGCGTACCGCCGGAGGGTACGCAGCAGCCTGCGATCACCGCAGCGGAGTTGGACGCGCTCTACCAGGGGACAGCGGTCCTGCTCTGGGAGGGTCACACTCGCGAGGAGGGCAGCGCGGCGAGCCGCAACCTGCTCCAGATAGCCGCTACGCTCAAGGGCCTGCGCGAGAGGCTGGAGGGGCGCCGTGAGTGACACTACCACGCTGGTGCGAGCGCTGCGCATCCTCGCTCGCGACATCCATTGCGAGGACGGGATCGCCACGCGGTGCATCACAGAGGCGGCCGACGAGATTGAGCGGCTGCGGTCGCGGGTCCGGTTCTGCGACAACGTCATCCGCAGCGGGGATGTTGCTGCGCTCACCGGAGAAGAGCGGGAGGTGCTGGAGGAACATCTACTGACGCTGGACGAAACGGCGCGGAACCTGGCACTGATGTCCGAGCCGCAAGGCGAAGCGTTGATTTTTTACACCACAAAAGCCGCTACGCTTCGCGGCCTGCTGGCGCGAACTGGAGGCACCAATGGCTGACGATCCGATCGATAACGCCGACTGGCTGCGGCACGCTGTCGTTGCCGACCGCATCAAGATCGCGACGTTGGAGTTGGCCATCCGCCGACTCGCGGAGCAGGACGCCACGCTGTCGGTGTGCGACGGCAACGTGACTGTGACGCTGGATGCCACGCTCACCGACGAGGAGCGGGAGGCGATCCGCGAGGCTTGCGACGAAGGCCGGTGGTATCCCAAGGACTACCACCACATACACACACTCCGTTGTTTGCTGGAGCGGCTCTTTTGAGAACGCGGAAGCTGAGCGGCGGCCCATGGCCGTCCGCTCCAGCGAATGGTTCTGTGGCGCAAAGGAGACTTCGATGGATGACATTTTGCGGCGACTTCGATCTCGCCCGCTGCCCGTGGTGGCTGAACAGCACGCCTTGATGTACGAGGCGGCGAATGAGATTCAGCGACTACGGCATCGCTGGATTCCGGTGACGGAGCGGCTGCCGCCACATGACGAGACGGTATTGTTTACCTGCGATCTGGGGCCGAACGAGGGCTTTACGGATGTTGAGTCTGGGCGGTGGGAAGGCGCGAGAAATGACATGGGGCTGCCAGCGATGCGTCCGGTGTGGGGCGACGAAGACGACTGGGGGCCGTGTTCTCACTGGGTGCCGCTCCCGGCACCGCCAACGGCTCGCAAGTAGCCACAGAACACGGAAGATGATCGGCCCGCGAAGGAGGGGCCATGCTATGGCGAACGGCGAAGATCGCGGGTCCGCTGGTTCTCCGATGGACGTGCCAGCAGTGGTCGCGATGGAGCTTGTCAAAATCACCATGCAGCACGTCAACGCTCAACTAGCGGCCGGCTGCTGCATGATCGACGTTGACGCAGTTCACAAGGACACACTCCGGCAATACCGTGAGGCCTGGTCTGCCGTTGAAGAGCGGCGGGTGTTCGTCATGGCCGTGGGGGCCGTTTGATTCGGAGAACGGCTGCATTGAGCAGCCCGAGAAAGGAAGTTGACTATGACACAGGAAGATGCCGGGTCTGCTCCAATGCGTGGTTCTGTGGCGAACCATGCGGCTTGCCTGAATAGTTGGATTCCGGTGGCGGAGAGGCTGCCGGAAGACGGCGTCCCTGTCGCAATCGTTGCCGATAGAGGGCGAACGCCAGACAATCGCGGAGTAGTGGCCGCTGGGGAACTGTATCACGGCTGCTGGTATCACACGCTACCGGGACTCGTTGTCCGACAAATCGCAGACGTCACCCATTGGATGCCGCTTCCGGCCCATCCAGCGGACGGCAAGTAGCCACAGAACGCTGAAGCTGAGCGGCGGCTCCTGGCCGTCCGCTCCAGCGCCTGGTTCTGTGAGCGTAGAAAGGGATACATGAGCACCACGGTTCACGAAATCTGCCAGCACTTTGACAGCGTGGTCGATCCGCAGGGCTGGACAAAGAAGACGCTCACGCAACGAGGAGATTGCTCGTTTGAGGCTGAGGTTGAGTACGCCGAGGGCGACCCGCGAAAGTGGGTTCTCGTGTCGCCCGACGGTTTCGCCACGCTCGCCAACGTGAGGGTCTACGAGTTGCTTGCGTCGCCAAAGATGAGCGTTGAGGTAAACGGCCCGTGGATTTGTCGGTTTTGGAGAAGACTCGTCGGATAGCCACAGAACCATGTAATTGACCCCCAGTCACCCGTGGATAATCCATTATCCGCCTGATTGTTCCAACGCCATGACCGACTTCTCCCCCTTCACCGCCGTCGTCATCTTCGCCACCTACGTCGCGGTGGACATCCTCTACGCCGCGTACATCATCGCCGTCGAGAAGCGGCGGCCGCTCACGGCGGCCTCGATCTCATCGGTGCTGTACTCGCTCCTGGCCTTCGGCGTCATCACCTACTCGAAGAACCCGATCTACCTCATCCCGCTCGCCTCCGGGGCGTGGCTCGGCACCTACCTGACGGTGCGTTTCCACCGGCAAACGAACACGTAGCCGCGGTCGGAAAATGGTGGCGTCCGCACCCGCCGGAGACCGCCACCATGCACGTCGATCAAGTGTGGGAAGACTTCTACGCGGAACTGGACTCGCTCTCGGACGAGTTGTCCGGCATCGAGTTCCTGTGAGCCACGGCCGGGAACACCTGTGAACGCCGGTACAGTGATGGTAGGGCGAGCCCTCGCCCGACCATCGGAGCCGGCCCGTGGCCAACGAAGACATCCTCGACGCGATCGCGGCGAATCTTGCGCAGCCGCGCCGGGCACGTACCGACGCCGGCGAGGTCGAGCAGCATGAACTCGATCGCCAGGTGGCCGCCGCCGACTTCGTGATCCGCTCGCGCGCCGCCGCCGGCTCGCCGTTCGCGTGTCTGCGGATGGCCCGCATCGAATCCCCAGGGGCGACCGGCTGATGGGCCTGTTCGGCAACCTCCTCGGGCAGTCCCGGCGGTCGCTGGAGGCGACAATCGCCAAGCAGCGGCACGCCGTCACCAACCTCATCCGGGCACGGTACGACGCCGCCCAGACCACGCCCGGCAACAAGAACCACTGGTCGCAGGCCGACCACATGGCGGCCGACGCCGCCCTGTCGCCGTGGGTGCGACGGACGCTCCGCTCCCGTGCCCGCTACGAGGCCGCGAACAACGGCTACCTCGCTGGCATGGTGGCGACCCTGGCCACCGACCTGGTCGGCAAGGGGCCGACGCTGCTCCTCGACTGCGGGCCGGACGCCGATCAGTCGGCCGTCGCCCGCGTGGAGGAGAACGTCTTCGAGTGGCACCAGGAGATCGACCTGGCGAAGAAGCTCCGGACGCTCCGCAGCGTGAAGGCGATCGACGGCGACGGCTTCGGCATCCAGACCACCAACCGCCGGCTGCGGAACGTGCAACTCGATCTCCGGCTGGTCGAGGCCGACATGATCGCCGACCCGGCAAGCCGGTTTGAGTTCGGCGGTGCCGTCGACGGCGTGCGGTTCGATGCCGACGGCAACCCGTCCGAATACTTCCTCCTCGACCACCACCCGGGCTCGCTGCACTTCGGCGTGACGCTGGGCGGCAAGTGGGTCGATGCTCGCTACGTCCACCACTACTTTCACGCAACCCGCCCCGGGCAGCACCGCGGCGTCGGCGAGGTCGTGCCGGCCCTCGAGCTGTTCGCGATGCTCCGCCGCTACCAGTACGCGGTCGTGACCGCTGCGGAGACGGCCGCCGACTTCGCCGCGATCTTCAAGACCACGATGCCGGCGAGCGGCACCGCTGCCGCCCTGCCGCTGGCCGAGACGCTGCCGATCATGCGTGGCATGGCAATGGCGGCTCCCGAGGGGTGGGACGTTGCCCAGATGCGGGCCGAGCACCCGACCAGCACGTTCGACGCCTTTGAGCGGCGGATTCTGATGCAGATCAGCCGCGCCCTGTCGATGCCGTACATCGTCGCGGTGATGGACGCGACCGGGGCGAACTACTCCACGATGCGTGGCGACTACCTCGTGTATCGCCAGCACATGAACGCCGAACGGGCGGACGTGGAGCGGGTGATCCTCGACCCGCTGCTCCAGCGGTGGATCGGCGAGGCCGCCGTGGTGGACGGCATGATCCCCGACGGCCTCCCGCCCCGCGATCAGTGGACGTGGCGGTGGCGCTGGGACGGCCACGAGCACATCGACCCGCTCAAGGAGGCCAACGCCGAGAGCGTCGGCCTGGAGAACAAGACCGTGAGCCGGTCGGAAGCCTGTGCCCGCCGCGGCAAGGACTGGCGGCAGGTGTTCCGCCAGATCGCCGCCGAGGAGGCGTATGCGGCTGAACTGGGCATCGACCTCACGACGCCCGATCAGCAGCCGGCCCCGGCCGACCAGCCCCAGGAGGCGAACCAGTGAGCCAGAAAATCACGTTCGGCGGCGAAGCAACGCTCATCGAGGCCCCGATCCTCGCGGACGGCCAGAGCGGCGGCAACCCGAAGTTCTCGCTCGTGGGCTACACCGGCCGGGCCATCCGGCAGGCATGGAGCCGCACGCCGCTCGTCGTGGACCTGGCCGGCATGGACACGACCAGCCAGCCGATCGCGGTGATGCTCGGCCACCAGTACGACATCGACCACGCCGTCGGCCAGGCGTCGGATGTCGTGAACAGCGGCACGGACCTGACCGTGGCCACCGAGGTCATCGGCGAGAGCCCAGAGGTTGCGAAGGCCGTGACGCTGGCCCGCAAGGGCTGGCGGTTCCAGGCGTCGATCGGGGCCGACGTCGGCCGGATCGAGAACATCGCCGCCGGCGAGAGCGTCGAGGTGAACGGCCGCCAGTTCGCCGGCCCGATCAGCGTGGTGCGTGCCAGCACGCTCCGCGAGGTGTCGATCGTCCTTTTCGGAGCAGACGCCGCTACGTCTGCCGCGATCGCTGCGGAAGCGAATGATGGAGGTTTCCCCATGGCGGATCACGCCACCCAGAAGCCCGACGAGGTCAAGGCCTCGGCGGAAGCCACGGCGAAGGTCGCCGTGGAAGCGAAGGCCCCCGAGGCCGTGACGCCGCCCGCTCCCTCCGTGGACCTGGGTGCGATCAAGGCCGAGCTGCTCGAGCAGATCCGGAAGGAGGTCAAGGCCGAAGCCCTCGCGGACATTCGTGCCGATCGCCCGTCCGCTCCGGCGGTTCACGTCGTCGCCAAGCCGGCCGAGACCGACGAGCTGCTCGTCGCCTCGATCTGCCTCGCCGGCAACCTGCCCGGCGTCGACAAGCAGTTCGGCGAGCGGACGCTCGAAGCCGCCCACAAGCGGCGGAACATGGGCCTCCAGGAGATGCTCCTGCGGGCCGCGAAGGCGAACGGCTACCAGGGTGATGCCTACAAGCTCACCGACGGCAACCTTCGCGACGTGCTGCGGGCCTCGTTCGGATCGAGCACCCACTCGATCGCCAACGTCGTCGGCACGGCCTACGGCAAGTTCCTCCTCAACGGCTACACCTCGGTGGAGTCGGTGTGGGACCGGATCTCGATGATCCGCCCCGTCTCCGACTTCAAGGCGGTGACCGGCGTGCGGGTGAACGGCGGGTTCACGTTCGAGGAAGTCGGCCCGGCCGGCGAGCTGAAGTCGGCCGAAGCGACCGACGAGGCCCGTTCGTTCGGTGCGAAGTCCTACGGCCGGATCTCCGCGATCAGCCGTCGGGACATCATCAACGACGACCTCGGTGCTCTGACCGTGGTGCCCACCCGGCTCGGCCGTGGTGCGGCTCTGAGGTTCAACACCAACTTCTGGACGGAGTTCCAGGCGTCCAACGCCACCTACTTCGAGCGGGCCACGGCCGGGGCTGGCAACGCCCTCAGCCTGACCAGCCTGAAGGCGGCCGTGTCGGCCTACCGGAAGGTCACCGACGCGGACGGCAACCCGCTGAGCGTGGCCCCTGCGATGCTGCTGCTCCCGCCGGAGCTGGAGATCGCGGGTGCCGAGCTCATGGGCTCGGCCCTGATCCACGGCACGAGCGGTGCGGCCCCCAGTACGAACGTGCTGGCCGGTCGTTATCAGGTCGTGTCGTCGGTCTACCTGTCGAGCGCGAGCACCTGGTGGCTCGTGGCGAACCCGGGCGACCTGAACGCGATGGAGGTGCTGTTCCTCAACGGCAACCGCAACCCCGTCGTGGAGCAGGCCGAGGCGGACTTCGACACGCTCGGCATCCAGGTCCGCGGCTACTTCGACTTCGGTGTCGCCAAGGGCGAGCCGAAGAGCTGCTACCGGATGGCCACGGCCTGACCCTGACAGTGCAAATCGTGCCCGGGGCCGGGAGCCCAAGCCCGGCCCCGGGGTGACGACTCAAGTTCTTTCCAGATTCCAGAAAGCGAGAAACAAACATGGCGACGTTCGTGCAGAGGGGCGAGGCGATCGACTACACCCCGACGGCCGCGGTGGCCGCCGGTGCGGTGGTCGTGATGGGCAGCGTGGGTGTCGGCGTGGTGCCGGTGGCCCTGGCGGCCAACGAGAAGGGCAGCCTGTTTGTCGACGGTGTCGTGCGGCACGCCAAGGCGACCGGGGCCATCACGGCCTACGCCAAGGTCTACTGGGACGCGACCAACAGCGTCTTCACGACGACCGCGACGAGCAACACCCTCGCGGGGTACGCGGTGGCTGCGGTCGCCTCCGGCGATGCGACGGTCGATGTCAAGTTGATGAAGGCATGATCCAGGCCGCGGGGCGGGCCGCGTGAATCGCAGCCCGCCCCCGGCCATGGCCGGAGGGCAGTGCAGTGCAGGACATGCTCGCGAAGGCTGGCGGCTGGTTTGAGCAGCAGCGTCGTGAGCATCTCTCGGCGGCAGTGTCCTACTTCCCGGTCGGTGCCAGCCATCCGGTCACGTGCCGGGCCACGCCGACCATCGGGAGATGGGAGGGCATCGACGCGACCGGCCAGGTGGTGCGGATCGAGACGCGGGATTTCATCATCGGCTTCGCCGACTACGCGGCGGACCCGGTTCGCGGCGATCGGATCGTGGTGGTGGAGAACGGCGTCGAGCGGACGTATCAGGTGATCGTCCCGCAGGGGATGCAACAGGCGTGGAAGTGGGTGGACCGCAATCAGGGCGTCCGCCGGATTCACACGTTGGAAACCGAAAAATATCCGAGGGCGTGACCGATGGCCGTGTTCGAGCAGCTTCCCGGTGAACTGAACCTGTCGCTCGTGCGTGGCGACGAGTTTCCGTTTTCCGCCACATTCAACACCAACCTCACCGGCTACACGCTCCAGGCGTCGATCTACAACGACGCCACCGGCACGGAACTCACGGCCCCGTCGGTGAACATGACCACCGCCACGGTGGGCGGCGTCACGACCAGCACCGTGGCCTTCCTGCTCACCGAAACCCAGACGGCCGTGCTGACGGCGGCTCGGATGCGGTGGTTCTTCCGTTGGGTGTCGCCGGCCCCAGGCAGCGTGACGCGGACGATCCTGGCCGGCACCGTCCGGGCGGTGAAGCCATGACGCCGGCAAAGTACGACTTCCCCGACCAGACGGCCGGCGACACGGTCGCCAACCGCCGGTTCACGGTGACGCGCACCGTCGGCGGCGTCACGTCGCCGGAGAACCTGACCGGCGTGGCGATCGCGTGCTGGTTCGCGCGTGGCGAAGGTGGCGGGCCTGTCGTGCTCAAACTGGCGATCGGCAGCGGCCTCACTGTCGTGAACGCCGCCGGCGGGATCTTTGATCTGGGCGGCTTCTCGGTGCCACGCGAGCCCGGTCCGTACCGCTACGACATCCAATTCACCTACCCCGACGGCCGTGTGCGGACCTACGTGGCCGGCCGGATGCGGGTGCTTGCGGACGTGAGCACGTGATCGACGACGTCTCGATCTCTGTCGCGGAAACGGTCGAGGACGTCGGGCTGGTCGTCGGCGGCGGAGAGACCGTCGGCCTGTCCGTGGGAGGCACGACCGAAACGGTGTCGCTGGTGGTGGCCGCTGCAGGCGACGTCGCGACCCTGGCCGTGGTCGAGGCCGCGGAGACCATCGCCCTGGCCGTGCTGCCGGACGCCGACGCCGTAGCGGTCGCCATCGCCGATCACGGCGAGACGGTCGTGATCGAGGTGGCCGCGAACACGGGCGAGGCCGCCGAGACCTGGGAGACGGTCGCCAAGAACCTCGGGGCCTACCCCGCCACGCTCGCCTACGCGGCTGGCGAGCTGGCGAGCATCACCTACGCCACGCCCGGCGGGTCGATCGTCAAGACGCTCAACCGCACGGCAGGCCGGCTCGCGTCGATCGTCCTCTCGGGGGCGCTGCCGTCTGGCATCGCGACCACGAAGACGCTGACCTACAGCGGCGAAACCCTGACGGGGGTGGCGTATGGCTAGCCAGACAGTCACCACGACCGTCAACTACGACGCGGCCTCGATCTCGGGCCTCCTCGACGGCGAGTCGATCACGATCAACGGCGGCAGCGTCACGGTAAATGCAGATGTGCGATGGAACCAGCAGGCCGCCGTGTTTGGCGCAGTGTCGATCTCGTCGTCGCTGGGCGGATCGTTTTTGATTGACGGGACGCAGGTGTGGGAGGTGCCATTCTCGGCATCGACCGGCAACGTGCCGACGCAGGCCGCCCTCGGCTCAAACGGCGTGACGGGCGGCACGAGCGGGGCCACAGGCGAACTGACGCGAGTGTGGGCGACCGGCTCGCTCACTCCTGCCACAGCGGGCGGTGCGATGCCCGCGACGGGCTACATCAAACTCCGCTCCAGGTCAGGCAGTTTCCAGGCCGGCGAAACCATCACGCTGCCCGGCGGGGCGACGGTCACGGCGAGCAGCGCAGGCAGGCGGTCATGGATTCACGTTGTCGGTCGAGGCTCATCGTCTGGAATAGGCCAGCGGCTTACCGTACCGCGACTAGGAACGCACTCGATAACCGGCGACTGGTTTGAACTCGGCACCACGAATGGCGCCGACAATCAGACGTTTCAGTACCCGGTAGCGGACCTTTGTCCGGCAATCTGGATTGAGACTTCCGCCGGGTCGGGCGTCTACGAAATCTGGCTACACGCACACACGAGATGGACAGACGCCTCGGTCTCCACGACTGACAAGCGAGGGATGTTTTTTGGCTGCGATGCGGCGACGGGCGTCATCACCGTCGCTGCTCGTGGCTCAAACAACGCCGGGCTGAAACCGCCAACTGGATGCAAAGTTCGCATCCCCAACGTTCTGCTGTCGAGCGCTGATCCTGCAAACTACGCCGTCAACATCAACCCAACGGGCATCACTTTCCGGTACGGGTACACGCTCCCGGCCGGTGCGCTATCTGTCAGCCATGCCTCATGCGGATGGTACATCGCCGGCACATCCGTGTATTCATTGAGCATCCAAAATAGCGGCGTCGGCGGGGCGATGTCGTTCAACACGCTCATTGACACCTTTGTGCTGCGAAACGTGGGCCTGGGCCTTGTGGTGGATTTGGCCGGTGGTGCGCCTTTTGTGGTGCAGTTTGCGTACGCAGGGGCAATCATCGAAGACGTTTCCATGGCGCACAACGCTGCGAACTCGGCGGTGTGCACAATGAACGACTGCGCGAACTTCACCGTCACGCGACTATCGTGCATTTCATTCGGGACGACTGGAACAAACGCCCTCGGCGCAAGCGCACGAGCAATACAAGCCACCCGACTGGTTGATTCGACTTTCACCGACTGCGTTACCATCGGCGGCGTTGGGTTCAACTTAGCGCCGTGCGCTCGCGTGAGGGTTATCGGGACGAAATACGCTGCGAGGTCAATCGGCACGACGCAAACGGACGGACATTACGGAATAGTGTTGACCGGGTCGGACGGCGTGCTGGTCGATGGGTTCGCAAATTACGACAGCGTCGCCAACGTGCATCCGTATGTAGGCATCGTGAATGTTCCGAGTTGCGCGAACGTCGAGATAAAAAACATAGCATCCGCCGCCTCCCCCTACGACGGAGGCAGCGCAAACCAATGCGGCCACATCGCAGTATTGTCGGGTTCCGCAGCGGTAACAATGCGGCGCTGCTACGCCAGCAATCTCCGCACGTCAATGGTCAACACTGCGGCGACTGTCATCGGGTTTGATGCGTACAACTGCTGGGGCGATGCGGCTGATACGCAAGCCAATAACTGCCTCAACAGCGCGCTGCGAGGCGGGCGGTACACGCCGACCGTAACAGCCCAGGCAAACTGTTATGGGACGCACTTCATCGACGGCTGGACCAGCACCACTGCGGGATTCATCCAGATTGCGTGCAACGAACCAACTGCCGCTTCTCTTGCTCAATGCACAGCATCGTTCGGCACCGGCTCCGGCTTTACCGCAGGCGGAACCGTGGCGATGAAGTTGCTGACGGACTCGATCGTCTGGGAGATGCCGTATTTCGCCCTGGGGGTCACGGGGTTCGCCAACACGGCCCCCACGATCACAGGCACGAACACCGCCAACCACACGCTCCAGTTTCAGTGGGACACCGGAAGCGGCTGGAACGGTACATGGACTGCCCTGACCGGCGCGAACCTCGCGGCCGTGGCCGTGAATCCTGCCGTCGGCGTGAAACTCCGCGTGCGGGCTACGGTGAACACGGCATCCGCCACGAACCTCCTGACCTACATCACCATCGCGACGACGACCACCGCAACCGACCAGCAGCGCGAGTACCCGCTGCCGGGGGCGCTGCTCACGGTGTCGGGCCTTGTCGCGGGCAGCCGCGTGAAGGTGACGCGGTTGGACACTGGGGCGCTACTGGCGCAGGACTCGACCGCCGGAACCTCACTGACGCTCGACATGGCCTACACCGGAGCGGTTCGCGTGGAAGCCCGAAACGCCAGCGGTACAACGACCTACCGACCGTGGGTCACGCAAGTCTCGATTGCGACCGGAACCACGACCACAGTGACAGCCCTTCAAGAGCAGGACTAAGCCATGCCCATCCAAGACGACTTTTCCATCTCCGCAGTCGGTGCGATCCGCCACACGAGCGGCACCACGGTCTACTCCGTGCTCGACCTGCACGCATGGCTCCAAGACCTGGCCGACGATGCGGCGGCAACGTCCAACGACCTCGTGGACATCCTGGCGCCGAATCCGTCCCGCCTCGACGGCCCGCGAGACGTGGCCGTGGCATCAAGGCTCAATCTGCTCACCAGCGGCTCGGTCGCATTCAACCTCGACGATGACGCCGCCCAGTATGTGAACTTCGGCTCGGTGAAGCAGGACGGCGGCAACGTCCAGTATTCGGGCCTGAAGACGATCGGCGGCATCGTCGCCGCGTCGCCGATCTACGTCGTCCAGAACGGCAACAAGCTCACGAAGTTCTGGGCCGACGGCCACGTTCAGATTTTGGTGAAGGTACGGTCGGCCGGCTCGCTCATCGACTCGGGCAACGTCACGGCCTTCTCGCGGAAGTGGGGGCAAACCTACAGCCACTTCGACGTGAACCTCTCGGCGGGTGGCGAGAGCAACGCGGCTCTCTCAACCGCCGTCGATCCCAACGTCGTGCTGACCGAGGTGCAGGCGGCGGCGCTGTCGACGAAGGTCAGCATCACCTTCGGCAACACGAATCAAGACCTCGGCAACGGCAACGGCTCCAAGCTCTACCGCGGCACGATCACGCTCTCGAACGGCTGCACGCTCCAGGAGGCGTACCAGTACCTCCAGTATGTCACCCGCGAGGGTTCGACCACGACGCTCAACAGCATCCCCGGCTGGCGGTATCGCGTCCTCAACTCGGGCTACACGGAGATCCCTTCGGCTCCCTTCGGCACGTTTGCCGGTGGTACGTTCTTCGCCGCGCGTGGCTGGTTCGTGACCGGCGTGCTGGCGGGCGAGTCCACCCGCTACCAGCTCGTGGCTGACGACGGCACGACGCAGACGCCCCCGACGCTGATCGGCGTGACGGTGGGCAACCTCGTGAGCGGCGACCGCGTCCTGGTCGCCCGCGAGAACGGCAGCGGCGGCATCCTCCGCGACGAATACACACCCGTCGCGGCGAGCGCTGGGGCCACCGCGCTCACGGTGGTCGAGTCGATCAAGACCGACACGCCGTCGAGCGGCGTGATCCGCATCAAGGGACTGCGGTACACCTACTCGGCGTTCAACGCCGGCACAAAGACCTTCTCGGGTCTGTCGCCTGCGCTCGCTGGCAACATCGTGACGGCCGACGACGTGTTCGTGCCCTACGTTGACCGGGTCGCCGCATCTGCTGCCGAGAGCGTGACGTTCATCTACAGTGCGAACTTCTCGGCTCGCGTGGATGTGCGAAACGGATCGGGCGTGTCGCCCATCATTCCGTTCTCGACGCTCCTGTCGGTGACGTCTGCCGGTGCCTCGGTCAATGCCTCGCGTAACTCCGATGTGTGATCCATGCCGTTTTCAACCGGCTCTTACACGTTCAATTTCGCCTCGTCGGTCATCGACGTCGCCTCGGGCGTCTCGGACGTGGACTGCGCCGACCTGTACCTGGCGTGCAAGTTGGCCCAGGCAAGCGAGGAGGGTGTGATCTATGAGCGGATCGCCAGAGGATCGGGACTCGTTGCCCTCGGCCAAGGGGTTCAGGTCGGCCTCACCTGCGAACTACTGGGGAACTGGCAGCTTCGTTTTGCCGCTGGCAACTACATCGCCCGAGTCGCCGGAGGAAACCTCGTCGGAGGGCCAGGAGGCGACCCGGTCGCCTACTCCGCCGGAGTCCAGACCCTCCTGATTCAATCGGCGGCGTCCACCGTGGTCACGGCCGACGGCGGGGCTGGCATACAGCAAGCACTGGTAGAATACGGGGTTGCAAAGGGCACCGACCTGTCCCCGATCAAGCGAAACACCGACCTGATACCGGCCATCCTCTGACGAAGGGCATCGAATGAGCGACATTGTGGTATCGGTGGCCGGCAGCACCGGCGTGAGCGTGACGGCCGGAGGTGCGGTGACCGTGACGCTCGCCGAAGGGGCGAACGTCTCGTGGTCCGGCATCACCGGCAAGCCAACGACGTTTCCGCCGCAGGCCCACAACCACTTCATCGCCGACACGGTCGGCCTCCAGGCGGCCCTCGACCAGAAGGTTGAACTGGACGGGAACGGCAAGGTCCAGGCCTCGCAGCTGCCGTCCTTCGTGGACGACGTGCTCGAGTACGCCAACGCCGCGGCCCGCCCGGCCACGGGTGAGACCGGCAAAATCTACGTGACGATCGACAACGGGAAGGTGTTCCGCTGGAGTGGCTCCCAGTACATCGAGATTTCGGCGGCCCCGGGCTCGACCGATGCCGTGCCGGAGGGCACGACGAACCTCTACCACACGACGGGCCGGGCCGCGGCGGCGGCCCCGGTGCAGAGCGTGGCGGGGCGGACGGGGGCGGTGACGCTGGCGGCGGCGGACGTGTCTGGCCTCGGCGGGGCCGCCACGCTCAACGTTGGCACGACGGCCGGGACGGTCGCGGCGGGGAACGACTCGCGGCTGACGGACCAGCGTGCGCCAACCGACGGCAGCGTCACGACGGCCAAGCTCGCGGACGGGGCTGTGACCGCGGCGAAAATCGCGAGCAACCAAACCGTGTCGTTCGGCAGCGTGAGCGCGGGAACGATGGCGGCTGGTGCTGGCGGCGTGACGGCCACTACTGGGCGACTCGCTGTCTTGGGCATTGGCGCGACGACGCTGTTCGAGGTGAGTTCGACTGGGGTTGTGACCACTGGGACTTGGCAAGCCACGGCCGTCGCTGTCGATTACGGCGGCACCGGAGCGACCTCGGCATCTGCGGCTCGCACGAACCTCGGCGTGGCCTACGGAACGACGGCCGGGACGGTGTGTGAAGGCAACGACTCGCGGCTGTCCAACGCCCGCACGCCGACCAGCCATGCGTCCAGCCACCAGACCGGCCAGGCCGACGCGATCGCGCCGGTGATCGTCACGCCGTCCAGCCTGTCGGCCAGCCAAAACGACTACGCCCCTGGGGTGTGCGACATCATCCGGTTGTCGAGCTCGACCGCCATCGACCTCACCGGGCTCGTGGCCGGGACGGTGGACGGGGCCATGCGGCTCGTGCTCAACACGAACGCCAGCGGCGGGGCGGCGATCACGCTCAAGCACGAGTCGACATCGAGCACGGCGGCGAATCGGTTCCGCAACACGACCGGCGGAGACTTCATCCTGCCGGCCGACGGCGGCTCGGCCGTGCTCACCTACTCCAGCGCGATCTCGCGGTGGAGGATCCTGTGAGCCGGTGGCAGGCGATCTACGGGAGGGCGCGGCAGTTTGACCCGAGGACTATTCCAGGCATCGGCCTTTGGCTGGACGCCTCCGACTTGTCCACAATCACGCTCAACGGCAGCAACGTCTCCGAGTGGCGAGACAAGAGCGGATCGGGCGCGCCTGCGGCCGCGCAAGGCTTCGCAGCCAACCAGCCTGCCTACAACGCGAGCGGGCTGAATGGCCGAGGAACGGTCGACTTCGCGACGACTCGGTCGCTGGTCTTTGGATCGTCAACGGCGTCATTCAACTATCTGCACAACTCAACGGGCGGCACCGTTTTCATCGTCATTCGTCCGGGCGATTCGTCTGACCCAAACGCATACGCTCCGTTTCTGATGAACAACGGCGATACATCGGCGAACACAGGGATCAGCCTTACCTTTGATGACCGTGTTTCGGTGAGCAGAAACAATGCCTTGTTAGCGGTTGCCAATCGCGGCGTTTCAGGGGCTCAGACGGCGGCGATCATTCCAAATAATTTCTTTGCGACCGCTAACGCATATTGCGTCCTCTCTGTGGCGTACGATTGCGGGAATGCTACGGCGTCGTCCAGGCTGCGGGCATATCTAAACGGAACCGTCAACGCCACGACGAACACGGTGACGAACGCCGCAGCGACCGGAAACGCCTCAACAAACATGACGATCGGAAACGCCGGTGGCGGCACGCGAGCAGCCGTGGCCGAGATGCTTTTCTATCAAGGCGTTTTGTCTACTTCACGGCGACAGACGGTCGAACGTTACCTCGGCAAAAAGTACGGAATCACGGTCGCATGAATGCGCGATTCTTTCGCTCTACTGACGCGGTCTACGAGGCGATCAGGTCGCAACTCGACGCGGCCTATGGCTACCCAAGCGCCGAGACGAAGACTCTGACGAGCATCACGCCTGCGGCCGATGCGCCGCACGACTCACAGGGCCGCGTCTATCTCGCAATCGCGTCGGACTACTGCGACTACAACCTCCCGGCCGAGCTGCTCCCGCAACTGATCGCCAGCGGTGCCGTCGAGGAGATCACCGAGGCCGAGTACCAGGCGGCGATCGAGCAGACCATCGAATGACCACCCCAACCCCCGCCGCCGTGCTCCTGGCCTACGGCCGCTGCTGCGGCCGGCGGTGCGTGCTGTGCCCGTATACGCCGCGGTGGCACGCTGGGGCGACGAACACGAGGTAGATCATGCCAGCCGATCCACACATCCAGCGGCTCGTTGGGCAGAAGCTCGCGGAGGCCCTGTCGGGCTACTCCTGGCCGGGCACGCTCTCGACCATCGAAGCCGCCTGGCGGCGGAAGCCGGACTACGACCTCACCGACCTGGGCACGCTGAAGGTGTCGGTCGTGCCCGGGCCGGTGCAGATCAACCAGCGGCAACAGGCACCGCGGGGGGCCGACTTCTTCGAGCTCACGGTCGGCATCGTGATCGCCAAGCATGTCGGCAGCGAGCAGGAGATCCAAGACCTCGAGGATCTGAACCAGGCGATCATGGACGCGATCCGCAGCGAGCTGCTCCCGCTCGACGACCTGGAGGCAGCCGACTGGCTCGACATCGGCCAGCCGGTGCCCTACGACGTGGAGGCGCTCCAGGAACGAAACGTGTTCCTGTCGCAGATCGAAGTGACCTACATGGTCGGGATGAACAAGCTCGCGCCGCCGCCCGCACCGTGAGGTAGGCCATGGCTCTGATCCCGCGGTCCCCCGCCCTGATCCCGTTCAGCAATTCCACGGCGGGCATTTCGTCCGCGTTTCCCGGCATCCCTGCCGGCATCAACTACAACTACTTCTTCGACCGGGCGGTGGTTAAAAACACCCTGTCGAAGATGACCCACAAGGCCCTCTACCGGTCGGGCTCGGTGGTCATGCAGCTCGCCCGGCGGTCGATCAAGCGGATGGGCATGGCCCGGCCGAAGCTCAAGGTGATGACGGAAAACCCCGACCAGTCGATCCGCGACCTGATCGGGATGAGCGAGGCCAGCGGCAACCGGCGGCAGGCCAACCAGCTGCGGCGGCGGCTCCTGGAGATCCAGGCCAAGGCCCCGTCGGCACCCGGAACGCCGCCGCACACCCACCGCGGCAACCTCCGCGACAAGCCTGGCATCGTGTTCGCCTTCGATCCGACGAGCGAATCGGTGGTGGTCGGGCAGGGGGCGCCGTCGGCGGCCTGGCTCGCGAGCCTGCACGAGTTCGGCGGCCGCGAGCAGATGCAGGGCTGGGCGTGGATCCCGCGGTGGCCGCGGTCCTACCGCAGCGGCATCATCGGATACTGGAGGATCGGCCGCGAGCCGAAGCGCAAGGACCGCTGGGAGCGAACGCGGTTCCAGGAGACGTTCCCCTACCCCGAGCGGCCGTACATGCGGCCCGCGATGAAGAACGCCATCGCCTCCGGGCGGATTGCCAAGGAGTTCGCCAACCGCTTCAAGGTCGGCGGGCTCTGACACCACAGGCCACCGGTAGACTGATGTTCAGGTGCGGCAAAGGCCGCCCGGACACCGGCGAGAGGGCCAGATGGCAGCCACGATCAACCTCGGCAAAGACTGGACTCTTTCCGGCCTGGTAGGCGTGTCCGACCTCACGGTCGCACGGTCCGCCGAGGGCATCGACACCACCACGCGATCCGGCGCGAAGCCGATCAAGAAGGTCAAGGGCGGCATCCCCGACTACACGTTCGAGGGCACGGTGCTCGCCACCGCGACGACCTCGATGGTGATCGGGCAGAGCTATTCGCTCGTCGTCAACGGTGGCACGGCCAAGGACGTGATCTGCCTGACCGCCAACCGTGAGGAGCCGCAGGAGGGCGTGGTCACGTACAAGGTCACGATGAAGCCCGGCGTGGCGAGCGAGACCGCCAATCAGGTCACGGTCGGCCCCAGCGACTACCGCTCGTAACAAGGAGTTTTCATGCCCGCCGCAACGACCACCTACAAGCTCGGCCGCGACTGCATCAACGTCCTCCCGGGCGTGGAAAACGACGACATCATCGACTCCACGGTCAGCGTGTCGGCTGCCGACCTGGACGTCACGGTGTTCAAGTCGACGGCGATCACCGAGCTGGTCCACATGGCCGGCATCATCGACATCTCGATCGACGTGAACTGCACGCACGTGACTGGCGCCGTCGGTGACGAGGGGGCGATGGACATTGCCGGCCTGCCGAGCACGCTCAACGCCGTGATCCTCGACATCCAAGAAAAGCCCAACATGAAGGGCAAGGTCGAGTACACGGTGAAGTACGGAGTGACCGAGCCGGAGGCGGCGTGATCGCTGGTCCGCGTGGCTAAGGTAAAGCTCGGCCGCGACCAGGTGCTCACGCTTGACGGCACGGTCCTGGAAGGCGTCCGGGAACTCGACATCGACATGGCCATGTCCACGCACGACGTCACGTCGTGGTGGCACGGCTGGAAGTCAACCCTGCCGCTCGCGGCCGACGCGACCGTCAAGGTGCTCATCTACTGGAAAGAGAACTACGACGATTTCGCGGCGAAGTTCAACCGGCACCCGCCTGATCCGTTGACGCTCGGGATCAGCAACGTCGGACAAGCCGACTTTGTGCCGGTGAACATCGCCGTCAAGCAGCCCATCGCCGGCGTGCTGGCGTGGGAAGTGACCCTGAAGCTCTGGACCTACGGACCTCCATGAAAACCTTCAAAACCACCGACGGCACGGAATGGCAGGTGACGGTGAACGTCGGCACCATCAAGCGGTGCCAGGACGACACCGGGCTGCGGCTCACCGACCTGTTCGCCAGCGCCGAGAAGATCGGGTCGTTCTTCGCGGACGACGTGAAGTTTTGCGAGGTGCTGTTCTCGACCATCCGGCCGCAGGCGGAGGCGGCCGGCAAGACGCTCGACGATTTCCTGGCCGGCATCGACGGCACGGTGATCGAAGGAGCCGCGGAGGCGCTGCTGGCGGAACTTTCCGATTTTTTCCCGGAGCCCCGGAAGGGGCTGCTGAAGAAGGTGACGGAGCGGTACAAGGCGGCGGTCGAAAAGGTTCGCGTCGAAACCCTCGCCGTGGTCGAAAAGCAGATCGAGCAGATGGATGCGGAGGCTGTGATCCGCCAGACCCTTACGAGCTCTGCTTCGAGCTCGCCGGCCAGTGCGGCGTAGACCCGTGGGGATACACGCTCCGCGAACTTGATTGGATGGCGTGGGGACGGTCGAACGAAAACTGGAATCACACGGCCTCGCTCATGACGCTCCTCGCCAGCATCCACTCCGACCCTGACAAGGGCAGCCCGCCGACGCTGGCGACCTACCACCCGTACCTCCCCGAGCCAGAGATCCCGGAGGCCACGCCGGACGTGCTCGCGTCCCTCGGCCTCGCCATGCGGCGGAGCAAGCCCGCGGAGGTGAAGCATGGCGGCTAGTGCTGGAGCAGTCCGGGCCGGCGGTGCCTACATCGAGATCTTCGCCAAGGACGGCGCGTTCCAGCAGGCGATGACGCGGGTCCAGAATCGGATGAAGGCCATCGGCTCTTCGATGAGCTCGTTTGGCTCGACAATGGGGCTTGGGGGTGCCGCAATGGCTGCCCCGATGGTGCTGGCCGCAAGGACGGCCGCCCAGTTTGAGGACACGATGCTGGGGCTGCGGGCAGCGACCACCCTCACCGGAGCACAACTCGACGCCGCACGCGAGAAGGTGTTGCAGTTGTCCGCCGAATTGCAGACGACACCGACCAAGGTCGGCATGGCGTTTCAGTCGCTGGCAAAGGCCGGCGTCACTTTCGACTCCCTCATGTCCGGCGCACTCGAGACAGCCGTGCAATTCGGAAAGATGGCTCCTGAGCTTGGCATGGACGTCGTGTCGGAGCAGATGAACAAGGCGGCAAACAGCTTTGGCGTTTCGTTCCGTGAAGTCGCGGACACGATTTCCGCCACTGCCGACACGACTGAAACGAGCGTGGCCGGACTGTTTGCCGCGTTCGGCGATGTCGCTCCTTACGCCGCACAGCTCGGATTGACGCTTTCCGACACGACGGTCGCGCTCGCCGCATTGTCGAAGGGAATGAACGTCGAGGAGGCTGGCACTGCCTACAAGGTTTTCTTGCAACGCCTGATTGCGCCGGCGGAGGAGGCGAAGGGCGCGTTTGAGTCGCTCGGGCTGTCGATGCGAAGTTTCCGTGATGCCGCGACAGGCAACATCCTGCCGCCCGACCAGATCGCGGCAGTGTTCGCAAACGCAACGGCTGGCCGCGATCAGATGCAGGTCCAGGAGGCTTCGGCAAAGATATTCGGCGACCGCGGAATCAAGGCGATCAGCACATTTTCGAGCGTCGGTGTCGATGGGTTCCGGCGGCTCAAGGAGGAGATGGGCCAATCCAAGAGCGTCGCCGAGAAGTACGAGATCGTGATGAGCGGTCTTAGCGGGATGTTTGAATCGCTCCAGGGGGCAGTGGAGCGGCTGGCGAATGCCTGGATTACTTCGCTCGGGCCTGCAACGGCAAGCACTCGCGAGCTGTTTTCGCTGATCCTGGATGCCGTTTCAGGGATCGTTCAGCAGTTTCCAGTGCTATCGAAGTTGTCCCTGAATGTTGCCCTGTCGCTCCTTGGTATCAGCACGGCGGTAGTCCTTGTCGGCAAGTCGATCACGCTGATGGGCACTGCCCTCGGCACGATCCCGATGCTGATCCGCGGCGTAATCGGAGCGATGTCGTTGCTGGCGGCGAACCCCGTAATGCTCACGGTCGGCCTGATTGCTGGCGCAATTGGTGCTGCGATTGTCGCCGCCCGCAACCTGTCGCCGGAGTTCAAAAAGGCGAGTGACGGTTGGCTGGAAATGACTGGCCTGATGGGCAAGCCGCTGCCCAAGCAAGATGCGGGCATGGAGCAGGAGACGGAAAAGGCCATCGTCAACATCCGCCGGATGCTCGACAAGTCTGAAATCGAGGCCAATCAGCAGATGGCGGCACTGCAAAACGCGCAGGACAAGTCCGCCCAGCAGGCTGCCAAGGATCGAGAAGACGCCATCCGGCGCGGTCAGTCCATCACGGAATCCGTGCGGACTCCCGAGGAAAGGTTCGCCGACCAGGCCGCCGAGCTCGCTGACCTTCGCGACCAAGGGGCGATCACACTCGAAACGTATGGGCGTGCCTTGAAGCAGGCAGCCAATGAGGCCGCGCAGTCAATGGAGGCGGCCATGCCTGGAAACCAGGCTTCCGCCGCCAACGCTATCGGGCAAACAGTCGGAACGTTTTCGTCTTCTTTCGATGGACTCATGATCGGGCCGGAACTGAACAAGCTCGAGCAGCCAGCAATCCAGACGGCCGCGAACACGGCCGCCATGGCTGAAACGCTTGTGCAGATGGCTCGGGACGGCGTCATCGTGGCGTCGTCCGAAAGGCAATCGCCTCCGATCGTAGCGGGCGCTTCTTCGGCAGTCGGCGGCGTGCAAGCTGTGGCGTCACTCCCGGCTCGCCAGCAAGCCGCAATGGCTGGAGTGGCCCAGGTCGCAGACACGCAAGCGATTTTCAGTTCCGTTGACTCTCGGCTTGAGTCGCTCATCAAGATTTCGACAGAGCATCTGGCAGTGGCAAAAGAAAGCCGCACCGTATTCGGCACCATCGCGAGGGCTCTTACAACAGGCATCGACCCAGTCTTCTCATGAGCAGCAACATCAAGGTCTACGAACTGGTGGACAGCATGTCCGGCTCCGTGAGCAACGAGTCGGAGGGCGGCGAGGTCCGCGAGGTGAAGCGGCGGTACGTGATCGGACGCTGCGACAGCGGCTTCAACCAGGTCGTCGCCGAGATGGAGAAGTACGCTCCGAGCTACGTGAACGGCGACGGGGCGGGGCTGTATTGGGTTCGCAGGCGGCTCGACGTCAACGGCATCGGCAACGCCTACTTCGACGTCACCGCCGTCTACCAGACGCTTCAGCCGAAGGTGGCCGACGCTCCGGGGGGTGGCGACGACTTCGTGCCTGGCGCTCTGGCATGGGACACGACCGGCAACACCGAGCACATCACGCAGGGCCTCGACGACGAGGAGCGTTTCCCGGACCAGTCGCCGGATTTCCAATCCGCCCTCAACGTGTCAGGCGACAGCGTGCAAGGGCTGGACGTGGTGCGGCCGAACCTGCGGTATTCGGAGACGTGGATCATCCCGGCCCAGGTCGCGATCAGTTGCGATTTTGTGGGCAGCGTTTACCGCCTCACGGGCTCCGTCAATCAATCCGCGTTCCGTTGCTTCGCCCCCGGCGAGGCCCTGTTCATGGGCGGACGCGGGCAGTGGAACGGCGACCAGCCCTACGTGACCGTGACCTTCGACTGGGAGGCACGCGCCAACGTCACGGACTTCTACGTGAAGGCCATCGGGCAGTTCCCGAAGGAAGGCTGGGAACACGTGTGGATCGCATACCAGCCCGAGAGCAGCGGCGGCTCCCTGATCCGCAAGCCGATCGCCGCGTACAAGAACCGCGTCTACCACAAAAAGAGCTGGGCTGCGCTCGGCATGATCGCCGGGACTATCGGCGGGCCGCGGGCCGGTGCGAACGGTCAGGCCGGTGCCGCCGGCGGGAACGGGTTGGCGTAATGGGCACCGATCCACGGCAACACGTCAAGCCGGGCGACAAGCTGCGGATCGCCGCGGAGCAGATCAACTTCCTCAACGGGTTGATGCGACCGGACACCGGGTTCAAGGGGCCGGCGCTGCCGGGCTACGAGCCTGGTCGAAACGTCATCATGGCCCGCAACAGCAGCGGCGGCGACCTCAACCGCTGGGGCGTGCTCGCGATCACGGGCATCGAAATCAACCCCTCGGAAGGCGAAACAAAGCGGCGGAGCTTCGAGGAAATGCCGTGCGTTGTCGGCACGATGCCGTCGGCCACCACCGGGGCCGCCTTTTGCATCGCCGTCGAGCCGATCAAGGCCGGCAAGATTGGCCGCGTGGTGGTGGCGGGTGTGGTGCAGGCCAGGCTCACAGTGGGCGGCGGCGGGTCCGGCGACAGGGCGAAGCCGCACGCATCACGCGAGACGTTGCAGCTCGGCGCCGACGGCCCGGCTCGCGTGCTATGGCGGCAGAGCGGTACAGGGACGGTGTGGGGGCTGGTGCGCATCGACGACGGTGGCGGCGAAGTCCGGGTCGGGAAGGTCACGGCCGACTGGGCGTTCGGCACCTGTGCCACGGTCACGATTTGGGAGGGCGAGGCCACTTCCGGGGCGTCCTGCAAGCCGACGCAGACAAGCCCGGCCGCGACGATCACGGACGTCCGCAATCTGTCGCGCGACGTGAAGTCCGGGTCGTGGGTAGAGATCGCGCGGGCCGCAGATGGTAAGTGGTATCTCGTCGAGGCGGGCTCGCCAGAAGGATCTTGCCGCAATACCATCGGCGGCGAAGACATCACGAAATGGCCGGGATGGGATGGGACAAAGCAACAGATTCTCGGCCACGACGAAAACGGATGCTTGAAGTGGTTTGATATTGCTGAATGCGAGGAAGGATCCACCGGCGGGGGTGGCGCATGACGCTCATCACCTTCCAAGACGGCAAGCCCGTCCTGCGTGACGGGAAGGTGGGGACGGAGCAGGCGTGCTGTTGCGGCGGCGGTTGCTCGTGTGGCGAGTGTGCTCTGGCGGTCGTCGTGAACGGCGTCCGGGTCAACACCACAGTTGTCGGATCTGCGTCGCTTGAAACCGAATGCGCAGGGACCGGCTGTTCTGGATCTCCAAGCTGGTTCAACCCTGCCGAGACCGACCAGTCCGGATGGACGCTGGTCGAGTGCGGCACTCCGCCTGCCTACCAAACTGCGTGCGAAGACGCTTTCGAGCTGTGCGATGGATACTCCTGCAATCCATTGGCTCAGGATGGATTTGAGACGCTAATTTCTTCCTGCAACTATCGGGCTCGTGCCTG